ACGATTCATACCATGAATATGCAAAGAATATAAAAATAGAAGAAATAAGTATTGAGGCAATCAAATTTTTAATTTTCAGTGCAAAATAAAGTGCAAAAGATACTAAAAGAATTGAGCCTCCGGTGGTTAAAACTGAGCCTTTGAACATAAAATATTCATTCATCAGTGGGAAAGTTATGTAAAGGCAGGTGGAAAAGGTATAAGGCAAAACATTGCTTTGAGGCTTTGCTTTGTCAAATATTATGCAAAATACAGTTGCTCCCAAAATAAAGCAAATAAGACCTATTATATTTTCAACTGCAATCGGCAAATGTTCAAAGCCTAAATAATTTTCTATAATTGTTGCTGTAAGCCTGCCCTGTGCAACAAGTAAGCCGTGATAATATCTGTCACTTGAAAGCGAGTCGATTGTTACCGTTTCGTGAGCAAGATAATATGCATAGCACAAAATTGTGCTAATAAGAACGGGGAAAATATACATAGGATTTAAAAGAAACTTTTTAAATCCTTGTTTTAAGCTTAAATCGCTGTAAACAAGCCTTGCGCTT